TTGTTGCAGACGGTGTAATTGTAACATTTAAACCAGTTTCAGTTGGGGCAGTTAAATCTGTCACTGTAGTAGTAACTTGTGTCATTAACTCAGCGTTTACAACTTGCAATACAGAACCAGTAGAATTAACTATTGGTTTACCAGCCGAAGTTTGGATAGAATCTACTTTTAATATACTTGTCATGTGTATCTCCTATCCTATTCTATATCCAGCAAAATGAGAGTAATTACCAGCATACAATGTAGCATTTCCACCACTGTAAATTCTCATAGTATCACCCGCTGCCATTGCTTGAACGTGAAAACCAACGTTGTAATCATAATCGCCACGGACATAATAAGACGAAATAAAATAAGATACTGGTGAATTGTTTTTTCTGAATTGAATTATGTTATAATTAGTATCTGGCGTAGCACTAGAATCTTTGTCAAACAATAATCTGCAATGAAAAATATACACTCCATCGCCACCTGCTGGAACAGTAAAAGTGCCATTGCTCACATTGTAACAGGATTTCGTGTCTGTTATTTCTGTTGTAAAAATAATATAGTTATTAACACTTTGAGCCGTAATAGTATGAGCGTGGAAAGCTATAAGTTGCGATTGTGTAATTTGACCACTACTATCAATAGTAGCCGCTGTAGTACCGTTAGTGTGCTGGAGGGTTTCCACTCCTAGTATTGAAGCCATGTTATCCTCCTATCCGATAAGCAATGATGAACCGACTTGATTGCCCACCGTAGTAAGTTTTGGTAGCCGTAGAGGTTTGATAAAGTTTAGCAATAACAGTATCATCTTCATTTAGATAACGAACTCCATCACAGTGTAAAGTTGGATAACGGCTGTTTTGGTTGCTATTGGCATTTATCTCAGTAAACCATTCAAAAGGTTGACTGTCTGGCCCAATGCCTATTGTGAGCATGTCTCTTGTTGAAATCCAATCTTGACGACTTCCAGCTTTAATCCAATAATATCCAGCTAATCCCGTTGGTATTTTTATTCTATTATTAGCTACATCAGCTAAACCATGTGTATCAACAAACACCGTGTCTATTACTGCTTCTGTAGTAGTAGCATTCGCTACTCCTGTTTGAGTTGATGCGCCATAAATGTGTACAAAAGGAACTGTTGGAAGTTGAATAAGATTACCAGTAGTTTTAGGCTGCAATTCATCTACATATAACTTGCTCATATTACACCACCGTAAATGTGCCGTTAACAGTTAACGTAGCCGCTAGGGAAAACGGCCCTGCTACAAGAGCGTTTTCACCACTGGCAATCGTTGTATTATCTGTAAGGCTGTTAGGGTTAACACGAATATTAGCTACACCGCCACGACTGATAGTGCTACTGAGCTTTGCTGTAGTAACTGAGTTGTTTGCTGGTACTGTGCTATTACCTACTTCTCCTAGCGCAAGAATGTAATCAATGCTGTCTGAAGAAGAAAGGTTAGAGGCGAACACAATGTTACTACCACTGACACTATAAGCGTCATTAGGTGCTTGTGTTACACCGTTAAGGGATACAATCAAAGACTCTGCGTTAGCTGGCGTAAATGCCGCACTGTTGTAAGTAAGTGCATACGTAGCTGTAGCAGATGCTGTGAGTGATCCTAGTTTTTTAAAGTCCCCTGCGAGGGGTTGTTTGCCGATATATGGCATTAGTCAGCCTCCTCTATTGTTAATTCTTTAGCAGCTACTTGGCGTAGAATTTCTGCGTAATCTGTGTTGGCTGCATCCATAGGAACCCACGATTCAACCCCATTTATTTCAACTACAACAGCAGTATTTTTATTATCTGGATTGTCTAGTGGAGCCTTTACATATTTAGCATTTTCTATAATCATAACTCTGCATTTCCCCCTAAATATTTAACAGCGTCATAGTTTACCGAACCTTGATAAATGTAACCACCCGCAGTGAGACTTACATAAAAGCCATGACCCCCTGAGTTAGTGCCATTAGCAGCCAAGGCAAGAGTTGGTTCCGCTCGTTTTTCGACTTCCCATGAAAAATCACCCAAAACTACAGTTGAATAAGCATTTGGATAAATAAACCGATTTACAACTTCATAATAGCGTCTGCACTTGCGTAGCGTGGTTCCATAGTCCTCATGCTCAAACGGCGTGACTGTTTCTCCGACCTCAAGCTGAACCCCAGAAACATCAAAAGTAGCAGAGCCTGTGGCACGCCAATTTTGTGCATAGTTGGGCGCTTGTGAACCACTGGCAAAGGTTGCCCATTGATTTGCAGTAAACCCACTATCGGTATTATTTGTTCCTTGATATACACTAAAACTAACGAACATTCCTGCTCCATTATCATTATTAACTGTAACACCAGATGCGCCAGGAATAGAGTGTGTAATTTTTGTCCATGTATTTGCTGATAGAGTTATTTGAAAAGTATAATTCTTGTTACTGTCATATGTGTATAAACGAACACTATAAGTTCCTGCTAAACTACTTCTTACCCATGCAGACATAGTAATGAAACTACTAGACGAAGTACTATCCCAACCACAAGTTGCTAAGTTTTGTGCCTCAATAACTTGGTATATTTGTAAAGAATCTGAAGCTGCAGTAGACCCAGCGGCAGTATTTGTAGCTCTTAGAAAATTTCTATGGCCATCATTGTAAGGACTACCACTTGTCAATGCTTGTTGTGTCTGCGTGACTGTTCCACCACCATGAGAGTTTGTCCATCTATCTAAAGCAGCATAACCATTAGTGGTACTAGAGGTGCCTCGTTGAGCTACTTGCATAGCGCCATTGATAAAAATATTTCGACTTCCAAGATTACCATCATTAACTATTTTATCAGTAGTAACAGCATCGTTAGCTATACTAGCTGTTTTAATTGTACTTAATGCCATTATAGCCTCCTATTAGTAAGGGCTTGCACCAAGTAACGATGTATCCCAAGCTGCCTTTAGCTCTGTAATTGTTGACGCACTATCAATAGCTGAAGCAGCTGGTGCATCACGAAGTGCGTTTTTAGCTGTAGCAATAGCTGTTGTACTTGCGCTAGTTTCAAGCGCCTTCATAAGTTCTACGTCTTTAGCCTCTAGTAGTGGCTTACGTACTTCTCTTACTTTATCTTTAAATATAGCTTTTGCGCTAGTCATATCTTCCGAGATTACAGTTCCGTCAAGAACCCAAGCACCACGGAAGTTACGGTCTGCAGGTACAGTAACAGAACTCGCAAGAGGAGTCTGATCACCTACTTTAATATATGTATCTACCATTTGTTTCTCCTATGCAGCGATTAGATCTTGATCGATCTTCCATGCGTTTCGCCATTCTCTAGTTTGAGGTAATTGTTCTTTTTTACAGATAACCATCTTAAGGCGGTTACCTTCATTATATGTTTTCCACACCGCTTGTGGGCAGTCTTTCTTTATAAGATACTCAATAGCTTCTTCTTCAGTCATAGCATCAATAGGCTGTGTCTCATGTAGTAAATAGCCACGGGTATGTTTTGTAAAGTCAGGTTGTGCTTCATCTTTTGCTAACTCGTGGTATACTTCTACGGGTGGTAAGATGCCGCCCTGTAGCGCACAAGCCATCCAGTTAGGGTCAGGAACCAATATCTTAGCGCACTCATCTACACTGTCTTCATAAACTACACGATAGTCTGACTGCACACCGTCTAGGTTTTCCTTTGCCCAACATAGTCTGTCAAATAGGTGTGTGCCTTGAAACTCTGGTGTTTGTGTCATCAGGCGAGGTCTCCAACTACGTTACTTAAATTTTGTTCGTAATTTCCTAACGCGCTAGTCCCACCAGATACATAAACAGTATTTAGGTCATATACAGTTGTTGTTATTAATGCTGCAAGTCTGTTAGTTGCCGCTGTAGTGCTATTTGCATTAGTGCTTCCTAGAAGATAACCAATAGAATAACCCGCATTATTCATTGCGTTTGTAAGTGTTATCTGGTCTCTGCCGCTACTAACATCTGTTTGACTAGAGACATTGAATGAACCTCTAATGTTTGTTGAGTTTCCATCAAAGTTAATCCAAGCCTTTGAACTACCCTGCACCACATACTGCGTATCAAGTGACCCAGCGGTGCTGTGTTCTAGGGTATCTGCT